GGAGGCATTTTCGTCGGCCCGGTAACCGACAAGTGTCAATCCTGCCCAGATACGGTAAGGCATCAATGTCGATCGGATTGCTGCGAACAATTCGAACCACTTACCCTGGGGAGAACTGCCACCACTCATACTAACACATCAACCAACAGTTTGCAAGCTCAGTCTTTGCCAAGCCGCTTTTTCAGGATCCCTTCTTTCTTTTTGAGGTCTTTCCTCTTTTCTTTCTTATCCGCTGCATCTCTCCCAATTATCCTAGAGTACTCAATTCCAATGTCAAGATTTGGGAGCGTTTTCTCGATACGGGCGAGATATCTCGTCTGGTACTCTTCGTTCGTTTCCGTGAAAACTCCATCCTTCGTCTTCCGTACCGGCGTCGTCATGTCCATTGCCTCAGCAAGAGCCGTAAGGTACTTGTAGAAGACAGGTTTCAAGATAGGTGGTAAATCCTCCAACGGCATCAGCGCTGCGTTCTGGCGGTCTCTCAGGGCCTGTGAGACATCCTTGAGTGTCTTCATGGCAGCCTTCTCGGCCAGCTTTGCATTTGCAATTTCACTGACATCCTTCGAGTTCTCGATGACCGCGCGAGCGTCCCTGATCGTGTTTTTGGCCGGCTTGAAGTGGAGTTCGCTCCATTGATGAAGGAGCTTTCGCCGAGCCTCTTCCTGGAGGTTATTCGACGACATTGTTTTCGTGTTTATGGTGAACTCGGAGGATAGCTTGGTCGCTGCTTCCGGGAGCGTGTAATTGAACGCTTTGACCTCCCTTTCCTCGATTTCCTTCTGGAGGTATCTGGACGCGCTCCTCATGTCAGAAACCTTACGCTCGCGATAAAGCCTCGAGACTCCGGGGAATTCAGAAATCTTGAAATTGCTTGTGTTCTTATCGAAATCGTACATCCATGTTCCAAACTGTCCGAGTATACCAAATTGGCTTGCATACCAATCGTTCATCTTCTCTTGCTTTTGCTCGGGAGACATGTAGTCTTCGTAGACGTTCTGACTGAAGACGTTATTGTATGGTGATCTCCCACTGGAATGATTCCACCAGCCGGCTATAAGCTTAAGGGGTGGCGTAAGCCCTGGGAGTATCTCGTTTCCGATGTCTCCAAGCACTGCTTTCCTAATGTCGGATGCATCTGCATATTCGTTTTCGAGACCACCTTCTTCTTCAACGGCCTTCCCGGCGTAATGCCACATAGAGATAAGGAACCTTTGAAAATCACCGCGAGGTATTGAGATTCCCTTCAGGGCTAAAACATTATCCGCGTCTTTGCCATACCCCGTTGGGATCATTAAGTAAGACCGCTGCATGTAGTCAGAGAAGTTTTTCAGCCTCTTTTTTTCTTCATCGTCATCATCACCGGTCCAGAGATCCATGACGCGATCAAGCATTTCCTTTGCTGCGATGTAAGGCAAGAGTGTTCCGGTCATGAAACTAAACCACCATCGCATCGCCTTACCACCGCCTCTAGCGCCGATAGCGTAAGCAGCGTCGTGTTGCTTACCGACCCAGTTAACCCTGGAATACATAAAGAGCGCATTTGTTATGTGTGTCAATTGCCCTTCCTGCCTGTAGTCGGGCGTCCCAATGGCCTTGCGGACAATATAGGCCTTCCTGTGCTTCTTGACTCCGGCCTCTCGAAGAATCCTTTCCCCACCGATTTTACTTGCTGTATCTATTGCGCCGGTGATAACAGCAAATGGCTTCATCCCCTTATCCTTTATGCTTATTGCCTTTCCCCAGGGCGTCCTGCCTGCGGATGGTTCGAGTCCAAGCTGCTCCATCAGCTTCTTGTACTGATCTTTTTCTTCACTCAGTTCAGCATCAACTTTTGCATAGCTGATGGATAGGGCTTTGTCATCTCGCATTCTGTCTATATTAGCCTGGTCGAAGCCAGAAGATTTCATATAAGCAGCGGTGAAGCTTTTCGCATAAGCGATCGCGACGTCCTTCATGCTTAGGCCAGACAGATTCTGCTTTAGTGCGTCTTCCCACCCCTTGGTGCTAACGCCCATCTCATCAAGAATAGCAGACGGCAATGCCCTTGCAAAGTTGAAAGCAACTTTAGGGAGTGCCGTACCAGGGAGAAGCTGTTTCCAGGTAAGCTCGGCAGCTAGGTTATTGGCTGCGCGAGTAAGATCACGAAACGGATTTGCCACATTGAAACCAAGTGATAGCGTCACAAATAGCGGGTGCCAAAGGCCGTAAGTTGCGCTGCTATATAATCTGGCCAAGTAAGAGACGGTCTTGAGATCTAACTTACTGAAGCCGTCCGCCACTTCCTTGGGAATCTCCCAAGCCTCTAGCTGTCCATCGCGATATGCGTAGAACCAACCAAAGTCTTTCCGTGCCCTTCTCGGCATCTCGTGCATTCCTTTCGGCACTTTTGCCTTATGCACATCAGCGTTCAAGTTCTTATCGCCCTCCATCTGTGTTATAATCTTGTCGAGGAGCTTATTCTTTTCGCTCCACCTGGTAAGCGTGAACATCTTCATGATGGTGGCGTCCAGGACGTTCATGATATCTTTGAACGTACCGACCCTTTCGTGGAGCGCTGCCGAAATGCTCTCGCCATTCAGATAATCAAGCACTGCGAATGTTACATAGTTGTCCTTATCCTTTCGCATGCTTTCGACTTTTTCCGCGCTATAGGTTCCGGCCTCGGCAGCCTCTTCGACGATTTCCCAGATTATGTCATGGAAGGTGCCTGCAAGCTGAACCATTTTGATATACTTCTCGTCACCGAGTCGTTTTCGTATCGCCCTCTTTTGATCTGCCGCAGTTTTCTCAGTATGCCCCTCTGGATTAAAAAGTTGCTTCTCGTTTTTAAAGGTGCCACCGGAGGCGATGCGATGCATGAACAGGTACTCTGCGAAGAGCCCCCTGGAAACGTTGAGATTATCAAGCGAGTTGAAAACCTTTTCTTGAAGGTCCTCCATGAACCTTCTTCCTCTATTGTCGACATGCTGTAGTTCATCTATGGCATAAAAGGCATTGTCCTCGTCCTTAAGATTGGGGTCATCCGCGCGTTCCCCAAGCTGTCTCTTAGCAGAGAACCCTCTATCGAGAATATATTCAGCGAACCTGTCTTGAACTGAATGGAGAGCAGACTGCTTATGGACTCTGGTTGAATTTCTCGCATGATTCCAGGCTTTGTACCCTCTCTTGAACATTTTCTGGGTTCTATTGGACCTATTCTCCGCGACCGATTCCACATCCCCCATAATCATGTACTGGATCTCGAGAAGCTCTTTCAGAACGCTCGGCTTATTTTCAAGGTGTGTAAAGAATTCCTTGTAAAATTCTGGCGCTCTTTCTTTCAGTTGATCGGGAGTGTTCAAAAGAACTGAAATCGCGTCTGCGTACAATTCCTTTGAGTGTTCTCGGTACCTTCCGTAGCTTGTGCCGGATTCCCAGTCGCCGCGCCACCACCTTGACAGTTCGATAAGCTCGTCCCTGACTTCTTCGGCAAAGCCGTCTTCGCCCATGAGGTAATTATGGACACTGCGTAGGCGGCCGAGAATATTCCCGCGTGCCATGGTCTTATCGTCCAAGTAGTCAAATAAATGACCGATCTCATGTGCGAGTGTCGAAGAAAGCTTATTAACATTATCTAAAGCCCGGCTGATGGCGATTTGTGTGATACTACCATTGAATTGTCCGAGTAAACGAGGGCGCATATCCTTGGCAATAATTTCAGCTCCAAGCTCCTCGCCTAACTGGATCATTTCTGGAACTTCCAGTCGGTTCCAAGGGGTCTCGCTGGCATACCAGGGTGTATGGGCACCGCGCGGCCCCGCGCCTTCTAGGCTGTAGTCGGCGTGTTCGTAGTTAGCTTTGACGTACGCTTCGACTACCGATTCCCGCATCTTCTCCCAGTTTTCCTCGCCGACCTTCTCAGCCATGTGATCAGCGATATCAGCCATCTTGGTCACCCCTGATTTAGCTAGGTCAGTGACCAAGTCCTTCGCGGCCTTCTTCATGGGCCTATCAGCCTTTGATTTAGCTAGGTCAGTGACCAAGTCCTTCGCGGCCTTCTTCATGGGCCTATCAGCCTTCCCCTCAGGGGCCCCAGGAGGCTGTATAGCGGCCTGCGTGGCTTTAACGGCACTTTCCTCGACTTTGGCTTTAGCCTCCTTCTTAGCGGCACGCTTGGTCGCCCTGCGCTTAGTCTGGCGGGCTCTTTCCTTCTCGGTAGCCGCTAGAGACTTTTTGGCAGGGGTTTTGGGACTATCTGCCGCTTTCTTCGTCCTTGCCTTAGGGAGGCCTTTTTTCGATTTTGCAGCCACACCCGAAGGCTTGGGTGCTTGGACAGAAGAAGCAATGTCCGCATTCCCAGGATCGTACTCCCCAGTATTGATCGACGCTGACTTAACCTGTTCTGAGTCGAAAGCGATCCAGGAATCCTTACCTTTGTCCTCGACGTTGTTTCTGTAAACGATGCCATCGTAGCCCTTACCTTTCAGCAGTTCCTTAAGGTTGTCCCAACCCTTGGCCTCGTCAGCTCGTCCGATCTCACTTAACTGGGTGATTTCATCTGTTTCCAGCACGTTCGCGACTTCTTTAACGACATCGCCAAAATCCCACGAACCTAAATCAGTGAGCCTAAGTGGATTCTGAATCGACAGGTACACGTCGGTCATGCCTTCGGCGTCCATGTCATCAAAGTTCATGTCTTGGGCTTCTTGGTGAGCAAATGTACGCCCTTCTTCGAGTGCCTCTTCTTTCGTGTCGTAGACTTGAGTTTCATCGGGCTCAAGATTTAGAGAAGGAATATCAAACGTAAATCGTCCATCGTCAGTTTCTTCAACTCTCACTTCTTTAATGAGGTCGTCAACAGGCTTTCCACCGATTCGGTCGAGCGCCGCGTTTCTGGTCCCGAAGTGGACACCTAATGTCCCCTTGGTCGCGAGAATCTTGTCGTACTCTGCGCTGAAGGACCCACCGTGGTACATAACCTCTGGCTTACCTTCGGCGTCGATCGCCTTTGATTCCTTGAACCACTTCTTAAACTTTGGTGTTTCCGCTTCGCCGGCAAATTCGGGGGTGTCTCTTTCGGCGACTTCTTCAGGTTTTTTTGATAAGGCTGCAGAAGCTTCTTCTCTGGTGTAGAATTTCCCGTCCCTAACAAAGCCAGCCTCAACTGAACCTTTTACCGCAATGGGTTCTCCGTAATTATTTTTCTCTGTAACGAAATTATCTGGAAGTCCGTCAAATATATGAACTCCAGAAGGGACTGTTTGTCCCTTGCCGATATCTGTCATCGGAATAGCAACTTCATTAGTTTCGTTGTCGCGAAACGCAGCTTGAAATCCGCTAGTCTTAGCTTCTGATGAGATTCCTCCTTTACCACGATACTTATCCGTGCCTTGATCTACTTCTTGCATTGTCATATCACCGCGATTGCGAGCTTTTTCAAGTTTTTGCTTTACGTCCGAATACGTTTCTTTCCTAGCCTTAATCTCCTTCTTTGGAGGTTCATATAAGTCGCCAGCGAGTGGCTCAAGCCGGCTCCGCTCTCTGATGGCAATGTGCCCTTTCTCGTCAAGCCTTCGTAGCTGCTCGGCCGCTTCCTCTGGAGTTTTCTCCTTGACTGTTTGCTCAGCCGCTTCTTCTGGAGTTTTCTCCTTGACTGTTTCAGATGCAGGGATCTCTTCCTTTGGTGTAATCTCTTTCTTCTCTTCGACCCGCTCAATATCTCCTCGGTCCTCAAGCTTCTTGCGGATTTTCCTGGCGAATGCCACGCGCTGCTTGTTATTTGTCTGGAGTTCGCCCCCGCTCTGGACGACTGCTTCAAATTCTTTCCTCGTGATTTCTTTCTTGTAGGCCAATTCAGCCATAAGTTCAGAGGGGCCTTCGAGTTCAATTTTGTTATCGTCTACAGCTTCAGCCCATTTTTCAAGGAAAGACTTAGTCTTTGCCTTTTGAGCACTAATGGCAACCGACTTCAAGCCTTGTTGTGCTATGGCGCCGCCGAGACCAGGAGCGGAGAGGATACCAACTTCGAGTGCAAACTGCTCCCCGGTCTTAGCCATCTCTTCTTGCATCGTTGGTATGTCACCCTTTATCGCGGCCACATTAGCACGAGCGACTCCACCGATGATTCCGAAGTCCTTACCAGTTTGCTCGATTCCGGTTACCTCTTCAGTAGCGTTCAAGAGAATACCTTGGAGCATTTCGTTGATTCGTTCTTCACCTATCTCCGCTGCTGGGCCGTCCCATTTACCAGACTTTAATGCAGCTTCAATTGTATCGTCAGAGATCTTCATCTTTTTTGCGAGGAAAGCCAGCCCTTTAGTGATCCTTTTTGGCAACATCCTCTTGAGGACGTTGCCAGTGGCTCCGACCCATGGTGCGAGTGCTGCACCGGTCATTTCAGACGTGACTTCGGACCAGGACTTAACGAGTGCGCCGGGGAGTAACTCTGCAACCGACCTGAGTTCTTTCTGGCTAGCGGCAACTGGGTCACTCCCAATTTCAGTCGCCATCTCACCGGCTAATGCCGATTCCGGCATTGATGTTAGTGGTAGAGCCTTTGTCCCCTGTACGGCAGCTTTGCCTAGGCCTTTCGCCGTCTCTTTAAGTAGCGGTTTTAAACCACCGGTCGCAAGTTTTTTAATTGCCTCGTCTGCTTCTTTTGCTGCCGTTTTTGTTGCTGCCTTAAGAACTGACTTTATACCGCCCTTCGCAAGCTTCTCAAGGCCTTCCTTCATAGCCTTCTTTGAAACTGTAGACGCTCCACCGGTCATTCCAATCTCAGTCATAAAAGCAGGCAGGCTCGAAATGCCCTCGAACAGATTCTTAATGAAACCGGCAGATTCCTCCTTCTTCGTTTGTTGCGTGAAGTCGTATACGGTATTGTAGTCAATTTCTTCCGCTGTCCCATCTTGGATTTTCTTGAGCGAATTCCATGTATGGCCAGCCCACGTCAGTTCTTGCACGCCACTGGCGAACGGCGTCTTAGTTGTTGCCCAATCTCTCCATGAATCTGGCAGTCGCGCCTTGGTTAAGTTTTTGCCTTTACTAGTAATGGCGTCTGCAATCATTTTGGCTGCATCTGGTACGGAGAATGGAAAACTTGCGACACTCTTCCTGGTTTTCGCAGTCTCTTCAGCTTTCTTAAATTGCTCTTCCAGGTTCTTGTCGTACGCCTGGTCGGCCTGGAAAGACATTGCGTCATCGAAGGCCTTGTCGTTCTTTTTATCAAAGAACACGTCAAGCGGGATTATTGTATTGCTCAGTGGGTCTTCCTGGACTGGGTTTGGCGGAGCGGCAGCCTTGACTAGACTGTCGCCAGGTTTACTCTCACCGTAGAATTCTTCGAGCGTCAGGATCTCGTCTTCTTCAGTTTGGGATTTTTCATCAAACTGTGGCACAGTGGCTCTCCTTAAAATATACCAATTGGGAGGACATTTTTATCCATAGGAGGACGACGCATGGTTTGTTTCGGCTCCGGAATGCGAGTCGGAGTTATTTCACCTCCCAGAGGTATGAGTCTGCCATCGACCCGCTTCCAATATTTTATATTTCCGTTGGCTGTTTTCCGGGAAACAAGTCCGCCTTCTTCTGGTTGTTGCGGATACGGTACAGCAGCGGCATATTCCTCGGGAGTGGTTGTCTCCTTCGCGCGAGCGACGATCTTGGCGTCCGAGTCTGGATCACCAGAAGGTTTTTCAGCTATCCTTTTCAGTGAAGCTTCGTGCGACCTGGGGATGGGATGCATCCATTCTCCATCCTCTGAAGTTAGCCAGTAATCTTTCTCGCCTTTTTCGTTAATTTCGTAGGTGACTTCTCCGCCCACTGGCTCGGCTGACTCATCAAATTGTTTTGCGCTATGAAGTTCTTCCAGGGTGACATTAGATACGGATTTACCGACTTCAGCGTCACCTTTCAGGCCCGCTTCACTGGCGGCTTTATCCTGAGCCCTCTCTGCAATCGCGGCGTCAGCAATTCTGTCTTTGTCTGCCTGTGCTGCACCAGCAGATGCGGCCTGTTTATCTAAGTCGGCCTGCATCTGCATCTCTTGAATCTTTTGCTTCGCCTTTTCCGCTTGAACTTTCTCTTGCCGGCCAGCCTCTGCCTCCGGATCAGGAGGAGCCTCAACAACGTCGATCTCGCCGGTTTCTTGGTTGATCTTCTGCCATCCAATCAAGGCTCCAAGCTTGTCGAGTAAGCTGCTACTATTCCTGTTTGTGTATTCTCTTTTTTCGGCATCAGTTGCATCGGCGACGAAACCTATGTTTTTCCAAACTCCATCTTCTCCTCGCTCCTGCATCATGGGCCCATCTTGTCTGGTGTTTTCGGGTGCAGCGAAATTATCCCACTGAATTCCTTCGGCCTCTGCAGCCCAAGTTCTTCGCTCTCGGATGTAATCGTCGTATCCGATACTACCATTTACACCACCGTTCCAAGCTTTTTCAAGAGCATCGAGTTGTTTACCAATTTCTCTTCGCTTCCCTTCCCCTTCTTCATTTAAATTCATCTCAGAAATCTCTTTCCAATTGGCAGAAAATTCCTGATCAGCACTGAGTGCATCGCCGATATTACCATATGCAGGCGCTTGCTGAGGTTGTCCACCGGCCGTTGGACCAACTGGCGCTCGTTGCTGTGGCGCTACCTGATTTGGGTCGTCTGTCCCGAAAGCTTCCTTCACCGCTTGATCTTCCATGGATTGCGCAGACCCTGGCCTAAGATACCCTTGTTGTTTCATGTGGTTGCTATACTTAGCCATTCGGCCAGCGAACTGTCTTTGTAATCCTAACAAAACATTCGCTTGCTGTGTTATATATTTGCCCGGACGGTTTTTCCTAGCATCTGCAGAACCTTCTGATCGCATGCCGGAAATAGCCCATTCAGCCTTTCTAATAGCATCAGCCAAAGTTGGATCCTGTTCGAGCATCCATCCCTTAGCTGCCGCAAAATCAGCGGCCCACTTATCGAAATTGCTATCTGAAGTTCGAAGAGTTTCAGCTTGCTCGTCTCGATGGAACTTCTGTTGCTCCCTGTCATAATCATCAGCATCAGGACCTGGAAGCATAAATTTTTTGTCTTCGGTCCATCTCGTCGTTTCTGATGGATCAGCAATTCTATGGGCCCTTAAGGTTCCATTAGTAGCCTCTGCCATGAGCGCTTCGATGTCTTTGGCGAACTGTTCCGGATCTTTTTCAAGCCTCTCGATTGATCCGAGCCTGAGCCTATTCCATTTTTCGGCTAAGCTTTTAATAAGTTCATCAGCATCTGGGCCATATTTTCCCTTGATGATTTCAATCATGCGAGCATTAAGACCTTTTAATGCATCAACTGCACTGCCTCTTATCTTGGTTTTTTTTGTTTTCTCGTCTTCTCTTTCATCCTCCCTGTCCATAAGGTCCCACTTGAAGTCATTCCTAGCTTCGTCTTCAGCGAGTCTATTACGGTGCCCAGCATCCTGCATGTTTAATGCCTGCTGGTTTTGCAGAAACATTTTCTGGATATTTTGGTGTTGTTGCTGCTGAAACTGTTGTTCCCTCTGTTGCCTCTCAGCAGCTTTTTGTTTTGCGGCCTCGCGTTGGCGCATAACTTCGAGAGCGGCCTTACGCTGCGACTCTTTCTCTCTCTGCCTGAGTTCGTAAGCATGTCTTGCGTCGGCGCGTACTTGCCCCATGGCAGTATCGACATTAGCGCTTGATCGCCCCGTGGTTACTGAAATTGGCATTATCTATCCTTTTCTAGCCGCCGAAAGACTTGATGTTTCTTCCGCCATAACCGAAGAAATTGAGCGCTCCTGGATTTGAATACGGGAACGTCTGATATCCAGTGGTCGGTGTAGTTGTTCCAGGTTCTGTGTACCAGTCGTGACCAGCGAACGAACCACCGTAAACTGGAGGTCGGCCGCCAAAGTCTGCAGACGGATCAAATGGTGCAAGCTGGTTTGTTCTTTGGTTCGATGAGTATGTTAGTTGATGCTTCAATTGCTGACCACCAGGGTCACTGACGCCATAAGGTTGGGCCCCACCCGGAACGGAGGACGCCTGAATCGCAAGATTGAATAATTCATTCAACGAGGGTCCTTCATCAGTTCTGTCCCTCATCGTGTTAATGGCGTCGTAATTGAAGCGAGCACTTTTATCGCCAATGTCTTTGAATTGGCGATTTGTTTCTTCTTGAATATTTAAAACGTCGGCAGCATACCCTGCACGAGCATTCGCATAGTCACCGGTGGCTTGTCCATATAAAGCAGTGAGGTTACCTTGTGCGTCCAGTCTTTCACCAGAAGCCTTAGCATATGTGCCAAGTCGCCTTCCGAGGATTGTGTCGGCAAGTCTCCGAACCTCTTCGTCTTCAGAGTGCCCAAGCCCCCGCGCGATAGATTGCGCTACGGTTGTATTACCGAGGCCCGCACCAATCAAGCCCTGTAGCGAAGATGCTTGACGAGCCTCATATCTTTTCTCGAGGTCAAGCATTTGCTGATCACTCTCAGAGTCGATCATGCCCATTAGTTTATCTTCACGATCCTGCCAACCAGTACCCATGTCTTTGATTTGACCAAGCTGATAATCTAGGGCAAGCTTTTTTTCGTCGAGCGCGGAATCCATCGTAGCGCGATAATTCTTCTCTAGTGCTTCTCTATTTTGAAGAGCTTGCTTATCGATACCGAGCGCATTAGCTGCAGTCGTGCTAATGCCGGTCATAATGTCCTGATATCTGGCTTCGTTTGCATCCTGGGCATTTCGATATTCCATCGTGCCCTGATCGAGCATGAGTTGCCACAATGGATCATCATGCTGGAAGCGATATCCAGCCTTAAGCGGGTCTGTCCCGGCCGGTTCGGCATCTTCGTAGACTCGGTTCAAATGCTGATTGAACTGGTAGCCCATACCTGTTGCATCTGTCGGGTCCAAGTTGCTTGTCGAGTAGTTTGGTTCCCACTGATCACCAGAGGTCGGGTCGCTGAAAATAGGGGGGCCACTAGTATCGGTGTCGCTACCGGTGTCGGTGTCACCAGGGCCGGGGTCCACCCACGTCGAACCGTCTTGGTTTGTGAAGGTTGGCTGTCCATTGGACCATTCAACATTGACGTCTTTTCCGCTGGAATCTTGCCAAGTCAAAGTATCAGTCATGCGAAATCCCATGTCGCGCAACTGTTGCCGGCGAGCAGCCCAATCGATGTCGGTGTCGGTATCAGTGTCGGTGTCGGTATCAGTGTCAGTATCCTGACCCACAGGCGCCGTGTACGTAGGCAGTGTGGCGTCGTTTGGTATTTGCGAATTTGCAACTTCCGCGTCAACATTTCGCATCCAGCCGTCGTCTAAGCCGGCAGCGAGTCGAGTCGGGTTGAATACGTCGTACGTTCCGTCAGCATTCGCTGTGACCTTCCAGCCTGTTTGCTGGAAGGTTATCGTATTGTCGGTACCGCCGTATGTATCTTCCCCTCTAAATTTGGCGGCATTGTCAGCATTTTCTTCGCCAGATCTTGAAGCAATCGCTTCTTGTCGCTCTCGGTCATTTCGTTGGGTGACCGTCTCTGTAGTTTGAGATGCCGTGTCTCCTGTACCAGTCCCATCACCGTATGTTGGTGTATTTGGGGTGAAAGCATTAGGATTTGGTGAAAAATCACTAACAGGAACTTTCCAACCTACTCTATCGTCCCTGGATAAGGGGTTAGCAGTTTGTGCAACCTGCAGCGCTTCCTTCCACGATTCTACTTTGTCCGCCGGTATTTTAATCGCTGACAAGTCTTGTCCATGCGTCCAATCTAAGCCTGAAGCAAATTGTTTCAAATCCGCTGGCGCATCAATTTCTCCGTTTGCGATTCCGAACAATATTTTTGAATTCGTGTAATGACTCTCTCGTTCCAGTGCCAACATGTTTTCAGGAACTTCTTGACCAGTCCGCCTCAAAGCTGACGGAGTAGTATTCAGTGTTCCGCCTTTAACTAAACCAGCATCGCGCACAGCTTGCCAGAATGCATTATCTGGATCGAGGAGCGTTAACGCGCCACCGCCTGCCGCATAAGACTTGGGGTCGCCTTCTGGCTCGTCTTCCTCGTACAGGTAGTTGATCGACAAGTCGGTCGGACTATCGTCCGAGGCAGTCAGGTCGCTGTAGAGACCCCCAGCGTACTGCTGCTGGCCCGTCCCGTCCAGTGGGCGGTTGATGACGCCTCCGCCAACGGCAGCGTCCTGGAGGCTCTGATAGTCCTGGTACGACATGCCGGATTCTATTGCAGCTTGTTCTTCTGGTGTTATCGTAAGACCTCTCTCCAGGGTGGCCTCCTGTCCTCCCACTAATGGAGCAATAGTAAGCCCTCGTGAGTCAACTTGCCTTGAGGGCACGGCCTCAGCCACCCTCGCAACTTCGGCGGCGATCTCGGGCGACATCCCCTGGTTGTACTGGATACCTTCTCCGGCGCCTCCGAGCAAAGCTGCGTTCGCAGGGTTATTGGCATGCCTCCCTGAAACGAACTGATTAATCAGCATGGGAGAGTCCCCACGAGCGACCATGCGGTCCATCTCTGCCTGCGTGTCGGCATCGTACTGGCTACCGGGTAGGCCAGCATTGACACGAGTGTTTTGCGACAGTTGGTTCATTGGGTTAATCAGGCTGTCATCGACAGTCGATCCAGAAGGAGCGGTTGCGACATTATGCAACTGCGTCAACTCCGCAGCTTTAGCGGGATCGGTCTTCGCAACCTTCTTAATCTCGGCAGGTGTCGGGATCTTTTGCTGCGATGACGGTTGCCTGGGCGTATAGTTATTCGGCATCTTCCCGGTGAGCTTATAGAAATCGCTTGCAAGCGCATCTCTCTTCGCGGGATCAGTCTCACGGCTTAAATCACCGGCGATCTTAAGTGCCTGTTGTTGCAGTGAAGCCATTTCTTCCTCCTTAAGCAGTTCTAATGCGCAGAATAATATTGCCTTGTTCGACAGCCTTATTCGCCGCCGTGGTTATGCGGACAATCGTCCCCTCTGAGCCGCTGCCTGTTACCTTTGTCAAAAGGTCCACGCGCTTATATGCGAAATAGTCGCCATTTACAAACTGTATTTCCGTGTTGTGGTCCACGTTCATGTCGGCAAGCGATGTCGGTGTCGTCGGTGTTCCGCCAGCCGCATAGGTCCAGCCTGTGTTTTTATGGTGTAGAAGTTCAATATTTGGGTTCGCGTCATTTGCTCCGGCACGACCAGTCATTTCAAATCCCTCGACGATGAAGTCTTGATTGGCGTTATCCCAGTATTTCGCAAAACCATAATCACAGTTTACGGGAGTACCGGCGCCACCTGCCGTTAGCGTGACTTGTCCGATCCACTTCTTGGACGTCTCGTGAAACGTCCCACTAGCTTCCGCGCTTGCTATGGTAAGAACTTCCGTGTCCGGCGTGGCGTCACGATTGCCTTCGTCATCAATCGACGTTCCAGAAACTGTCACGGTGACATCGCCGTCTCCTGGACCGCCGCTTGAAATGACAACAACGTGGGCAGCATAGGAACTGTTCGCGGTACCCAGAGTCTGACCGCCACCGAATGTCGAAACAGCAGCCGCCCAGATGTAGAACCCGCCAACGTAAAATGTTCCGGATGAGCCAGAAGGACTAATGAAGGACCAGGCCTTTTCACTGGATGTAAAGTTGCGAGACACTTCTTCCCAAGCGCTGTCTCCACTGTGATACATCAACGTTAACTGATCGTGATCACGCAAAATAGCGCGGCCGTGTACATGCACTCCGTTTTCGTTGTCGATCTGTACAGTGTTAGAATCACTAGTCCCGCGAAGTATAAGGAGTTGCCCATCAGCCGTCCCCGCCGCGATCTGCGGGTTAGCGGTAATGTCTATAGCACCACCGTCTCCGGTAATGCTCATGACACTGCTTGCTGGTGTAATTCCACCTACAGCACTTACTGTCTCACTTGTCGGTGTAAGGTTCAAGGGTTTGCTGCCGATATGAATTCCGTTTTCATCCATCTGCATAATTTGAAGGCCTTGGCCAGATCCTGTCTGCCCCGTCCAAGCCGTTAGCATGGTGGGGAAATTATCGGTCGACCAGGCGCCAGTCGCTTCTACCTTGAAACGGAACCCGATACTTCCCTGTACTGGGTCATCTCCAGTAAAGTAGATCTGTCCTAATTCCCTTCCGGAGATAATGCTTTCAGTCATGTTATTATTCAGCGTAAGTATACCACCGCTCTGGCTCCCACCACGACCTGACGACACAAGGACATTTCCAGCAGAGCTATCAAACCACCACCACTGATTTGTGTCACTGCTAATAAGCCAGAAATCTTCAGACACTATGTCTACCTGGCCGGAAGATGTAATCAGGAATCTATCAGTTCCAGTTGTCGTCCACTGAAACGTTGTATCTGGAGAAGCTGACGTGTTACCAAACGCAACGGTAACATCATCGGGCGTGAATGCTCCACCAGTAAGCGATGTTAAACCCTGAACTTCAACTGTCCCAGAGAAGTCTGTTGTGGCGGATGTTACCAGTAGGCGGTGGGTACCTGTAGTTGTCCACTGTATGTTCGCGTCGTCGTCATCCCCAAAATAAATAGACGTGTCATCTAGCAGAGAAATGTCTCCCACTGTGGTCGAAAGTGGGTACGCATACCAATCACTAGTACCATCAAATGAAAGCTCGACACCATGGTATGTATCCCTAATAACATACGCGGAGGAACTGCCGTTGATCGTATATGTAGTTGGTGTGATTGTTATTGTATTACCACCGGTCTGAATGAAAATCCTGATTGTTGCTCCAGGGAGCGGCGTGTCATTGAAATCCGCTGCATCAAGACTCAATGATACTGCTCCACCACTAGTATCTATATGGTAATCAACCCCTTCTGACTTTTCATCAAGTGCACTATCTGCTACCCCAGTTAAGCCATACCTAATAAAACGTGCTCCAATATTGTTGACAATAAGCATATCTCTTTCGCTGCCGTCGTAAACATGAAACACTGCACCGCTTGTACCGCCGGCCGAAGCCACAAAGTCCCAGAGCTTTGTTGTGTCATCGGTCTGAAGGCCAGTGAACATCGAGAATACCGTACTGTCACTGCCTGCTACAATTTCAACTCCTGCATTTTCCGTGACAATTGCACGAAGAGGCTGATCGGTTGCGCCTTGTAATAAGGAATTGGCAAACCTTCTATCCCTGGCATTTTGAGTACTACCAGGTAATCTAACTGGAGACCCAAATGAAAATGTCCTTGATGCACCTGGTGAGGTCATGTTCTCTGCCTCCGCAAGGACGTTAAGATTACAAGAAGCTTCGCGCGAAGGGTCTCTATTGACCACGACTCGGCATCATTATTGTTGAATAACTTGACGTAAGCCGCGTACCCACGCTTACGCGGGTAGTGAACTATGCTCCTGGTAGCGGAGAAGTCGCCGGAAAAAATGTCGGTATGGGACTCGCTCGTGCTCCCCTGCAATGCAAGGAAGCCGCCGCTCTGAAGTTTGATTCGACCAAAAGTTTGGAGGATAAGGGAGCCACTAATATTTGACGCGTCTTCACAACTATTGCCAATATAAACTCGGAAGCTAACGTCATCGGAATCTTTAGCAAGGGTAGCCTGAAGCTCGGAGAGTAGGAACGGGACTTGACCTTCCTCGACGCGGAACGGCCCGAGATACACGTAACTGCTTATGGCAACTCCGTTATCACTCTTTGAGTCCTCATTGAAGTAGCGAATAATCCCGTCTTCCTGGCCGAGTAGACCGTACCTATCATCAGGGGCATCGCCATCAATCGTGTGTGTGCATGTCGGGCTTCTGGTTTGGCCAAACTTATCCTTGAACCAGGCGTCAAGCCTCGCGGAGTAGAAGTAGCTGACGTTGTCGGCAGTACCTGAAAGCGGGATTATAATCACGTGAACGCCCTGCGCGTCGTCGTTCCATACTAACTCGACTCGAAATGTGTCGAGGTTGATATTCTCAAACTCAGAAGGCATGCGAGAGGCTGTTAAGTTATCAATTTGCCCTCCAGAATTGCTAGTTGAAACACGATATACGTGCCCCCTAGATCCGAAGAAATAGACTGCACCATTGTCATCTTTACACCACGGAGTTCCGAATGTCATCCCGGTTACATCAGTAATGAGATCGAATCGACCACCTACCATTGGATCACCTGTTAGTTGCCAAATCGATGACTCACTTCCAAAGAGCATAATGTCGTCGTTGAATGGAATGAGTGTTTGAACTACTTCACCGATCTTCCCCGCGTTGGATGAATTGCCGGCGACCGCCTGGGTTTCGAGGATCGTGGCGGGTGAGTAATCCCAGTCTGTCGGGTCGCCTGTCGCGCTCATGAACCAATTGTGGGCGTCAGCGCCTGGCAGGCCGGCGCATACGATTCGCCCTCGCCAGTTGACGCACAGTCGCGGGAGACGAATCCTCTGGACGCTTCCGCCGACATCCGCGCCATCACCCACGTCTCCTTCAGCCGCGTAGGATGAGTCCTCTTGGTAGCAGGTGAAGGTCGTGGTACTCGGTACAGTCGTCACTATCCAGGTTCCGTTAAATGTGGCATCAGTCATGGCAGTTACGGTTACCGTGTCTCCGACCGCAAGGCTATGTGTCGCAGTTGTGAACGTGGCGACTCCAGACGTCCTTTCTCGCCGCGTTGTGGAGACTGCCGTATGCCCAGAGTCGTTTGCTTGTGGAAACGTACCAGACCCATTGTCTGCCGTATCGTTCACCCAATTTCGGATAACGCTGCTATCCGGGTCGTACTTGATCGCCGCTCGACCATCGCATAGGTAGGCAAAGCCTAGATTGTTAGCCCTGCCGATATACGGAGAGTTCGGCGAGAAGAGGTAGTCTCCGTTGCGAGTCGGTGACGTCGGCGTGGAAGCGGCCCCGCCTGCCCCGCGTTCGGGAATCGCATAGAGCTTTCCGCCACACACGCCGTAGATATTGAGAGAGCGAACGCCTAAGTTCGTCGAAGACGCGGCGTTGATCGGCACGGTAACGAGCGAGCCAAGTACCTGGATCTTGGTACTCGCGGCCAAGGCCGAGGAGTACGCCGACATTCCCGGTCGCTGCCCGCCTCGCGAACGATCATCGTAATCGTAACCGCGAACATTCTCACAGTCGATTGTCGTGTTTTCGGGTTGCTCCCTCTTCGCCCAGTTCCTGTTCAGGCCAAGGATCGGGAACTTGAGTGAAAGGTGTTTTGGCTCACGCATTTTCTCTTTCCAAAAGGCCTCCGCCGCGAATTAGTGGATGCTTCTTTTTCTCATAGAGCTTTGGTTTCTTACCAACTCTTTCTCTTGGGTTCTCTTCCCATTTCTTTCGCTCGGCGATACTCTGGTCTCGTACTTTTTGTTGATCGTCATTCCAATTTCGGCGATGTGCGAGTGGAATTTTTCGAGTAATTCTTTGAATGGTTCCATCCATTCGAAAATACTTCCATGTTTCGTAACCAAGATAAGGCTGAACATGGTAACTCACTTCTGGAAATGGATCGTCCGGGTCAATTATAATGCCGGCCGCTTCTGCTTGATCAATCGGCATATGTGGCGCAAGTTTGCCGGCCGTACCGCCTTCATCTGTTCCCCACAGTTCGACATTGCCTGAGTTGTCCTTTCCGTAGATACCGGATATGTTTAATCCAGTCATTGTTGGATTGGCAGTGTTGTCTTCAAACGCAAGTACTTTTCCGCTATTAGCGGATGGGCCCACGCCGGCTGTTCCAATTATTACATCGCCAGTAGCGTTGATCCTAAGTCTTTCCGTAGACGCACTACCTGTTGCTGTCGTAGATAGTGAAATGTATCCGCCGTAAGTTCCTGCGGCGTCTTTTGCACCTAAGATTGTCCCGAAACTAAAGGGAGTGGTGGCCTCACCAGATTCTCCGCCTAATATCAGGCTTGCGCCTTTACCGGTAGCAGCAGCGTCTGTCGAAAAACATGCGATATGTGACTTATTTGCTGCTACGTCGGCAAATATGTTTAAGGAATTACTCATAACCGTAGTGGAGGTATTGTTCGGATCCCCGATTTGTAATCCATTGCCGTAGGCTAAAGCTGTCTGCGCTGCCCCACCAGCTTCGATAATAACACCACCTCCTGTTCCAAATATTCCAACCCCCGTAACGTTGAGCCCGAGGGTTATGGAAAACGCAGTCGCTGATTCATCCCACCAAAGCCTAGGCCTATTTGCGTCGGTGGTACCTTCATCTACTGTGATTAGATCTTGATCGGCCGCCGCGTTGGTGCCAATATTTATGCCATTTGCACTAGCGACTTCCAAGGGGCGTAGTAAATAATTTGTCGATCCAGAATCTGCTGTTATGCGAACTCCACTCACAGCGCCGTCGTACAGACGCATGTAGCCTGCGTCCGTGTTTTCCACATGCAGAGAACAAGCGTTATTTGCCCCTACCGGGACCTTAATTCCATTTAGGTCCGTTACATTTAATTCCTGCGTAAGAGAGAAAGCGTTCTCGCTTTCATCCCACCAAAGCCTAGGCTTATTTGCGTCCGCAGTTCCTTCTTCGACAGTAATGAGATCCTGGTCTGCTGCAGCGCCGGAACCAACATTAAGACCGTTCGCGCTATCGATGACGAGCCCGCCCTCGAGTCCGGTTAGTATAAGAGCGCCAGTGGCCGCCGGTCCAGCGGCCCATACTTCATCCCACCACAGCTTTGGCGTACCGGTGACATTCAGAGTTAGGATGTCAGTGTCAATATCACTCGAAGGAGTGAAGTCCAGTCCGTTTGCTGTCTTAATGGTTACAGCGCCCGATTGAAAGATGACGCCAACTGTGAAAGAAAATTGCGTTTCACTTTCGTCCCACCAGAATTTCGGCTTATTCGCGTCGGCCGTTGCCTCTTCAACTGTAATGAGATCCTGGTCGCCGGTTGATCCGCTACCGATATTAATGCCGGCATTAGATGAAAAGACGACTCCACCCTCGAGATTAGAAAAGATGAGAGCGCCAGTCGAAGCGGGTCCGGCAGCCCAGGTATCATCCCACCAGATTTTTCCCGTACCAACGTTATTCCGGACGGTAAGTAAGTCCTGGTCTGCAGCGGTACCGTCGCCGCAGTCGATTCCATTCGTGGTCCCAACCACGACAGCGGTAACAATCGCACCAAATAGCGTCGTCAAGGACATGTACTCATCAGTGCCACCTGACGAGTCCACGATATACATGATGTCAGTTCCTGCATAGACAGTAGTCGCTACGGCCGAATTAACTTCTTGAAGTTTTTTATCTGTTGCGCTCATAGGATCCTTCCTTATTCGTCGTAGGTTACGGCGCTACTGAGGCGGTCTCGGTAGCGGTCGATCTCTCCGGGTCGTGTCCACTTCGACTGGATTGACCCGTCCCCGTTATACCCGAGCAGAACTGGCGCTCGCCTCTGGTCGGCAACAACCGATGCAATAAGCCTGGACTTATACTGGCGAAACATACCGCCTTCTTTGCCGGTCTTACGTAATTCGGCCTCAGCTAGCATCGCACACCTGATTGTCTCGGTATGTACTCTGCCGCCAAGCGGATAGGGATTATCCTCGTCGATCATCTTGGGGACGACCGTGTACGGCATGTTGAGCGTGTACTCGCCATTGGGAATTGGGTATACTAGAAGCTCTTGTGTTTGTTGTGATGCACCATCGACAGTCGAAGGCCTTGTGGCAAACCAGGCCGACGGACCATTCGAGTCGTCCATCGCCGTCATCTTCTCGATTCTAGTGACAGACGTATACTTCAGCGCGTCATACTCGTCGTCATTCGTATATGTCATGTCCCCATCCGGGGCGTCGTAATGGTCCGGCAGTGGGTAGACCTGCTGGCCGGTCACGAGGTCAAGCGTCCCAGTTGGATTCAGAAAGGACCACCGGTGGGACGTACGCTGCTGGTCGATCGGCGGAGGGAAATAGAACGTCATGATCGCAGCTTCTAGGATTGAATTTGATTCGACCTGGAGACTTCTTCCCCATGCGTCCGGGTCGGCACCCCACCCCATATGGGCACCAAGACGACTGAGAAACCATTTAAACGTGCCATAGTCGGGAGTCGTTACTGGAAACACCATACTTAACCTCCTACGGCCTTGGTCTCGAGTTCGAGTAGATATCTTCGTTAGCCTTGCTCACTATGGCCATGTCAATTGCCATGGAAGATTGAAGCTGCTGCATGAATCGCTCATGGCATGGCCCGCTGGCTCTCGTCTTAATTAGTTCGGCAATAGAAAGGCAGGCCATCATTATTGTCTCTGCGTGTACTGCGTTCCCTCGTGGATACAGGTTTGTCTCCGAAAGGTCTGCCGGGTTAGATCTGTATCTAATCACGACTCCGGTCTTCGCGGCAACTGTTGCATTCGGTTCTGGGTAGACGAGCATTTCCCAGACTTGATCGGCGGTCGCGTCCTCGCTCCCGGATTCAAGCTTCGGCCGAATGGCGCAATATGTCGGAGTCCCTTCTGGCGTTTCTTTCTTTCCGTACAGAGCTAATAACTCGTGTTCGGAGACAATCTCCAGTTTGCGGTACTCGTCCGATGCGACTGAACCGCCGCCAGACCATGTCACGGAGTCAACTCGTCCACCGAAAGTCGTCGGCAAGTCGTACTCAATCTGATCGTCAACCATCGACGTGGTATATCTGAGATTTAGAAATGACCACGTGAATGTTGAGCCGTCTTGCGCCGGTGGGATTGGCGGATTATAGAACAGGCGAACGCCACGCTGCACGATCCAGTTAGACAACTGAAGTTCTTGCGCGTCATATGTGTTCTGGTCTGGGTCGTATTCAAGATAAAGGCCGACGCCGAGCATCAGCCATTGATACGTCCCATATGTCGGTTCGGTTGTCGGCCACGCCATTAGGAGTCTCCTACACCTGCCGTTTCGCTTCTTGGTCTATTCGGATACTCGCACCGAGCAACCCTTGAAACTTCTGAGTATGAATTCCATTAGGTTCATCGTCGAGGAACTCTTCCGCAGCGGAGAGCACAGCCTCGATAATGCATTCAGAATGCAGGGCCCCGCCGATTGGAAACATGTTCGTTGCGTCGACCGTGTCAGGTGCGACGACGTATCGGTAAGTGATCACATCACCAGCCTCGGTTGCTGCAGGCGTCGGATAAAATAGCATTTCGTAGCGATGCCCAGTTGCTGGAACATATGCCTTTTGCCTCTGAGCCCAATATAGCGGCGTCCCGGTGGCGCCATCTTGTATTCTGAGGGCCAGAAGTTCTTCTGGTGAAATCTTCCGCAACCTTCGACCATCAGTACCTGAAGCATCGGTCGAATATACAACAGATCTCGGTAAGACAAGTCCACCAAAATCATCTGAAAGATCATAGTCCCAGTCGGCATTGACGAGCGTATGTGTCGCGGTTGGACGTAAAAATTCCCACTCATACGGAATCGTTTCCGGTGGGATCGCTGCCGGGTAGTAGAACTTACGCAAGCCCTTCTTGACGATTAGGACGAAATCAGTGGTCTGTGTTGTTTCCCAACTAGCTGCTGTTCGATCCCATCCAGCAAAGATCGCCACGTAAGACTGCAGGTCGGTCCACCGGACTGATAGTGTGGATTCAGCCATAGTTCTCCTTTACGTGAACGCCATACAAATTGCCTGCACCGAGTTGGATGCACCGGTGACGTTATGGATGCTAATCTTCTCGATGACGTCAAGCGTGCCGACCGTGCCCCAACCTTCGACATGATCGGAACTATGCGCGTCGTCTCTGCCGAGTATGAACGGCGAGCCAAATTCTTTGGCTACCCCACTCCCGGTAAGTGGCAACGTGTTCACCTGCACAAGTGCATCACCGTCATTGGTTATGATTTCGACATAGGCGTCAAAGTCAACGGCAAGCAACATGTAA